TAAAAAAAGAATACGTCGTACGAAGAGAACCAGAAAAAACAAAAACAAAAAGAAAAAATAATCTGCATTTGAGGTGGGCATGATCTTCTTTCATGTCTCTTTGTATTGGCCCTTCGGGCCACGGAGGCGATTTATCCGGTCAAATGACCGGATGTTTCTGTGAGCGAAGCGAACTCCTTGTCTCTTTCTTTACTAAGTGCTTTTCATACACACAAAAACACTTAGCCCGGTCCATTCATGATCACCATATGCACCTCCTTGTTAATCTCCTTCATTGTCTTTTTCTCGCTTTTCTCGAACTTGTCTTGGAATCGCTTGAAGCCGTCTTGAATAGAGGTGGAAAACTCGCTCTTATTATTTTCGAAGGTCTCGTCTAAGATCATATAGGAACTGTCGATCATGCTCCCTATCGTGTCACGCTTGTTTGCCAACTTCCATTTCTTGTCTTTTGTAAATACATTGATGTATGGACTTCGACGGTCGGTGATGATGACATTGTGATTCTCCGGATGATTGGGATTGAAGTAAATCTTCCAGATCAGGTCCGGTACACTCTTGAATACACGAGATACAGACTTCATTAGATCTGATTGGGATAGATAGTCTATGTTCTCTTTCCCGTGTGTATTCAGGTTAATCGTTATGTTGTTGTTTGTAGTATTGTTGTTTGTGGTGTTGTTGTTTGTGGTGTTGTTGTTTGTAACCGATTTCTCGGCTTTCAATTGTTTGAGTTCTTCTTTGAGACTATCACGTTCTTCTTCGAGAATAGTCATTTCATGCTCTATATTTGCCAGGGTTTCATTTGCTTTATATTTACAAGCGCGTTTATGCTTTGACAAACCAGAAGCATGGGCAAAAGTCTTTTTACAATCTTTACATTGAAACATTGAATTCCCAGATTCGATTCGTCGAATGTGTTTTGTTGATGTAAGGTGACGATCATAGTGCTGTTTACGTACAAAACTGCAAACACAAATATCGCAATTGTAACTCATTATATAATGTATGTATATATTTTCATTATCATTTTGAGCTAAATAGTTATCATTATGGTAAATCTGTTATCCTTTTGAGTAATATTTGTTATCTTTTTGGGTAATCTGTTACTGAACAGGAATAAATTTTATGTGGTCTAATTAGTATTATAGTGCGGTTGAAGTAATGTAAATTATGTATTTATATGTTATCTTTTTGAGTATGATCATTTTGGACGTGCGCGCGCAAAAAACGGATCGGCACACTTTTTTGAAAATCGATTTTTCATTTTTGTGTGTTTGGAATCGATGGGTTATGTGGAGGGGTCTAGAAATCCAGATTTTACAAAAAATTGCAGTAATTTGTCCATTGAAATGCAAAATATCAGTTTTGTAAAGACGATTCGAGCGGTAATTGGTTCTCTCTCGCCTGCAAAATTGATATTTTTCGGAAATTTCAATTGAATTTGGGTTCTCTCTCACTTGCAAAATTGTTTTTTTTTGGAAATTTCAATTGATTTTTGTTATCTCTCACCTGCAAAATTGATTTTTTTCGGGGATTTCAATTGAATTTGTCTCCTTAGTATGATCTTGAGACACGCGTGGGCGTGATCTCCTTACATTTCTCTTTGTATAGGTCTCGTTTTCAACCCTCAATAGAAAATACCAGCAATTTTCAATGAAATAAATATATCATTTCATTGTATAATAATGTTTAATTTCTTTATTAGTAAACCCAAACTTACTATACCCGACTTACAGAAAGCAGTACGATCCTGGTGGCAATCAGGAGACAAATCGGAGGACAGACTACAAAACCTTAAAGATGGAAAAATAATACAAGGTTATAAATTCAGCATATTGGAAAATGATACCACCGGTGAAGGAAGAAAACATTTTCTTATAGCCAAAAAAAAAAATGATGATAACTTGATTATATTTGATTATCCCTATAGGAATTATGAACCGGATGGTACATTAAATGATAGACTTACTTTTGATCTAAACCAATCAACTGGAGGTAAACTTAAATCTCGTCGCAACCGAAAGTCGAAGAAAACCAGAAAATCCAGAAAGACCCGCAGAAAATCGAAACGCACATCTCGGCGTTAAGTAGATTCGTTCATATATGTCCTGAATATTTAGCACATTTATCATTATAATATTGAGACACATCGGCATTCAATTGAATTGGGTTCTCTCTCACTTGCAAAATTGTTTTTTTTTGGAAATTTCAATTGATTTGCCTCTCTTTAGTATGAACTTGAGACACTCCATTTTTCTAAGGGTTGATTGAATGCTTTTGCCTGCTTAAACATACTATCCATATTTGTGACATTCGAAACATTCCATTTCTCTAATGGTTGATTGAATGCTTCTGCCCTTTCAAACATACTATTCATATTTGTAACATTCGAAACATTCCATTTCTCTAATGGTTGATTGAATGCTTCTGCCCTTTCAAACATACTATTCATATTTGTAACATTCGAAACATCCCATTTCTCTAAGGGTTGGTTGAATGCTTTTGTGCCAAGAAACATACCATACATATTTGTAACATTCGAAACATCCCATTTCTCTAAGGGTTGGTTGAATGCTTTTGTGCCAAGAAACATATATTGCATATCTGTAACATTCGAAACATCCCATTTCTCTAAGGGTTGGTTGAATGCTTTTAGATCCAAAAACATACCATACATATTTGTAACATTCGAAACATTCCATTTCGAAATCCCAATCGTCTTAAAAAAGTCATTGGGTTGAGAATATGGTATATTTTCAAATAAATATGACAAATTAGTTACGTCATCTTGTAAAACCCACTCTTTATCATCAGGTAAATGAGAAGGGTCTTCTTTATATAGATCAATGTCACGTTGAAAAACCTTTATTTTCTTATCTCGTTTCATCTTTTGACGTTTTGCTTCTTGTATTTTTAAACAAGTATCATTTATCGGCTGCCTACACATAGGGCATGACGTGCTATTACTATTTTTGCGACACCACACTTCTAAACAATCTATATGAAATTTATGCTTGCATTTGGTCACGATTACCCCTTTTCTCGTTAGAGCTTCGGTACATATAGGACACTGTTCTTTTTCGATTACTGGTTTGGACTTATTACATCGTTTCGTTTTATTGTTATACACTTTCCCTTTTGCTTTGCATGTTTCAGGAGTATCTATACATTTCTTTGTTTTTTCATCATATACCTTCTTGTTTTCCAAACATTGTTTTTTTTTCATGGTTAATCTTTCAATCGGATTTACACTTTTTCGTTTTATGGTTCCAATTGATTTGGTTTTACTAGTGACAATTGTTCATATAGAATGTTGAGAAAACATATATTTAGTTAGTATATAGAGACTCTCAAATGAAAGGTGGTCTAAAAAAAGCTTCTATTGGGAATTATGAAGGAGATTTGTCGCGTGTTTGGAATACTTTATTCAAGAAACGTATCAATGACGATAAATATTTACAAACAATTGGAATAAAAAACATAAACTTTACACACAATGATACTGCTGATAGAAATGAAAAAGAAGCTTACGCTCTTTTTGTAATCGACATGCAAAATGATTTTGTAGATAAAGAGTATGCTAGAACTTTGAATAATAATGGAACAATTGAAACACTTGAGAATGAGGGAAACATTACAAACCCATCCATAAACATAGGTAATTTTGCAGTTGCTCAAGCAATTACAATGTATGAAGGTCTGTTCAAAAAAATTAAAAGTGCTTTGGAAGACCCTTTATGTTTAAAGATATATTTTTCAAGAGATTATCATCCTAGTGGGCATATGTCGTTTTCTCATCCATTGAGTTCTGGAAATCTCACCGGAGGAGGAAAATATTGCGATAATGAAAATACTACCGGTTGTTTTCCAGCTCATTGTGTGCAATGTCATAGCGGTTCTAAATTAATTCCGGAAGTTGAAACGATTTTGAAAGGATTAAAAGAAGATCAAGCAAGTAAAGTTGAGATTATTTTTAAAGGCATTCATAAATATTGTGACTCATTTACAGCAGTAAAAAAAAATGATATAGACACATTCGCATCGAATATTGATAAACAACAAATACCCTCGTGCAGTTCTGTTTCAGGGAGCTATCGACTGAAATCTGGGGATGAAAACGCAATAGACATATTAAAACACTGTATTGATTTTAATGATGAAATAGAGCAAATAGACGAAACGTGTACACATATCGATTTTGCGAAAGAGTTAGGAGCTAATATTAAGAATATTGAAGTTTGTGGACTCGCTGGTGATTATTGTGTTAGAGACACAGTAGTTGCTTTGGCAGAGACCTTTAAAAACAAAAAAATCATATTATTAACAGATTTAACGCGATACGCTTGCCTTCCTTTGTTTACTATGCGCACATTACCACAACATGTGGACGCTGATTCTGCTACAAGTTATAAAAATACATGGAATCCAGAACCTGAGAAAATTCCAGAATATTTAAGGACGGAATTGGATAGTATTCAAAATACCATTCCTGGAAAATCAATTCGGCACTATGTGATAAAAGATAGTAAACTTATGAATTCAGATCAGCTTCAAGAAGTTACAAAGTACATAGAGGGTGGCTTCGGAATGATGAAGGAATTTAATTTAACCCATTTTATAACTGACGAAAAGTATATTATAAAGGATTACAGTAAGCACGGAAATATTCATTTACAAGGGTTGCCGGAAATTTTAGATAAAGCAACTCTTCCATCTTATGCACAACCAACAAAATCTTCTGATGCTAAGTATTTAACTGGAGGTAAACGTCGCACTAAGAAACAAACACGTCGTACACGAAATCGTCGACAAAAGCGTTCGTTGAAAAAACGCAGAAAATCGAGGAAATAAATATGTTTATTGTATCATTATAATAAACATACATCCCGGGTGTATATGATATACCATTTCTTACAAAAGATACAGTATCGTACAATCTATCGGTAACTGCTCTCATAGATCAAAATATCAGTCCCTACGCGGGTTTTAATTTACTTATTACTTCTGTCTCTAACTTTGCTTGTTGTTCTGCTTGAGATTCTAGATTACCTACTCCTTCTTTCGCACTTTCGCGTATACTTTTATCCATATCCCGTGTTATTTCATTTTGCCTTTTGATGTATCGCTTTAATGTTTCTTGTTTCGTTGCAATGCAAGTTTGTTTATCTGCATCATTTTTACAAGCTTCATCGATCACAAATTCACTTAATGCGCTTACATCATCAATTGTACTTGCAGAGATTTCCGCTAGAAAGGTTGTTAAACGAATATTTAAAATAACCACTTCTCGAACAAAGTCAAAGTATCTCTCATTCACTGACATAAGTATTTGTGCCTCACTAAACACATATCTTCCACCTTTGTAAATATACACAAGACCACCAGTTACATTTTTCAAAAGTTTTCCAAATGTACTACCAATTTTACTACCAATTTTACTACCAGTACTGTTCACAACAGCTCTTAGTTTACTCAAACGACCCTGATCATTTGTTTGTTTATCATTCTCAACAGAAGTTTCACTAAGTAAAGGTTTCTTAGATGAATCGGGTTTTTCATCAACTACAATATCACTTTCAGTAACATGGTAAGCGGTTACGTTTAGACCTGTCTTGTCTACAGTAGCATCCTCCAATCTATTAATTGTTGTTTCAAGTTTTGGTACTAACGTCATATCTACTCCTAAATCATTTGAAAAATCTTCTTGGTCCTTTTCAGATGGTTCCTCAATTGTCTTAATTAACCCAAATTTTTCGTACGCTCCTAGTAATGCTGCCAAATGGAATATTTGGTTCAATAATTGTCCTAATTTCATAAGATAAGGTTCAAATGAACTTTTAAGTTTAAACATATTCGAATCACTCATTTTTAATCTATATCGTTGTAACGTGACATGAACTTCCTCCATCTTTTGAACTAAAGAATGTATTAAAAGGACTGTATTAACCAACTCTACGCGTTTACATACACGTGTATAAACTACATAGGCTAATGCCGAAAGACCAATTAACGCTGGTACCGTAATACCGGCAGTTCCTACAGTTGCTCCAGTAATAGCCAACGCTATAGCTCCATCTGCAGCCATTGAAAAACCAATTGTCATACCAGCGATTTGGAATGTACTTCCCCATCCTTCACCCAACTTTTGCCAGTAATCATTTATTTCCTGATTTTGCTTTGCTGCTCGTAATACATCTTCAATTTTAAGTGGAGTACTTTTATATGGATCACTTCCATTAAAAGTTACTAGAGGTTTATAAATATTAGCTTTTGCACTCAACAAAAACCCACCACAAATCTTCTTCTTACTCTTTCGTCCCCTCTTTTTCCCCCCTTTGTATACTGATCTTCGTTTGCCTTTCTTACCATGTTTGTGTGTTTTACCTAAACTACGTCCACCTCGTTTTTTGTGGATTGATCGCCGTTTGATCGCCATTTTCTATATATTAAAAAGATATTTTGTTTGATTTCTAAACATTTTTATCATCACATTATTCCAGTAGTTTGTGTTTGTGATTGAAGTGTGATCTCCTTTCATTTCCCTTTCTATAGACCCCCCTTTCTTTCTTTTCTAATTGTTTTTACAACACGAAAACATTTAGACCACAAAAATATAAACTACTTCTCATATATATGATCGACCCCACCCTATCTGCCTTGGCTAAGAAATTCAACTGCGAGAAAAACATTTGCCGTAAGTGCTATGCACGTCTTCCGCCTCGTGCCGTAAACTGCCGAAAGAAGTCATGCGGACATACCAATCAACTGCGCCCGAAGAAGAAATTGAAATAGATTATCGAACCATGGATCACAAAAATATATAGTGTATGTATAGTATATACGTAAGATGCGCGGAGGAGTTGTTATCGGGAAAGGTTCTTATGGTGTTGTACATTATAATGATCCAATACCTTGTAATACAGAAGACGCAAACGACCCAGAATTCAACAAACTATTTGTTTCGAAATTAATGTCATAGAACCCTAAAAAATATCGTATACTACATATACCTTATGGAGGTGACTCTACTTCGAAACATGTGAATGAATTATTTCTGTCTAACAACATGGACTCTATGAATGAACTGAAAACACAAATAATAGATGCATTCGAATACGGTCTTCTTCCTTTGAATCGGAATCGAATATACCATAAAGATTTGAAGTTAGAGAATATGGTTATTTTAGATAACAAAGTAAAAATAATTGACTGGGGACTCAGCCTCGATATGGACGCAAATGATAAAAAACCATCATATTCCAAAAATGAAATAATTCCGGGATATGTTCAATACAATGCACCTCTATCTGCCCCGATGGTTGTATCCAATGATACATATTATGATAATATTGCATTTGATAATGTGATTAACCATTGCGAAAAGGCGCATGAACCTACTGATCACTTAAATACGATTATTGATATAACCAAACTCGCGGTAGGAGTTGTAAATGATCCGAAAAATGTGAATATAATAAACGATTATGAAACGTTTTTACAAACAAGATATAAAACTTGTAATGGAACGAACGAAACCAAATTTATAGAAGAATATCATCGCGGGGTTGATATGTGGGGGCTTGTCATTATATTTGGAGAATTACTAAGAATATATCAAGACAAACTACATGAAAATACAAAACAACAAATCAGTCGTGCTGTGATCGAACTTTATCGTTTAGAATCGATTGAAATGAAAGATGAACAAATCACCAAGATGTTACACATGCTACGAGCAATTGATTTTACTGGGATGGAAAAGGGCGTGGATCAACCCGAGTTTCACCATGTATTCGATAAAGTACGCAACACACATATTACACCAGATAACGCGAATGTACATTCCAATGTTTTTTTTGACCCGGATCAGACACCTGAAACAAACCGTCGTTTGTTTTCTCAAACTACAAGCTCTGTACCAGGTACATATTCTCCGTTATTTAAAAGAGTACGGCGGAAGGGTGGGGTAAAGCGTAGAAAAACGAACAAAAAGCGCAACCGAAAGTCCAAGAAAAACAGAAACGCCAGAAAGAACCACGGAAAATCGACACAGAGATCTCGTCGTTAAATACTGGTTTGTTCCTATATGTCTTACAATCATAAGACATATATGAGTGAGTGTGATCTTGAGACACATGTGGGCTATTTTGACTAATCCATCTTATTTGGAACGGCTTGTTTTCCGCTTTGTATCATTTCTTCGCTCTACTCGCTTTCTTTTTGTTGTGTTTTTGGGTTCGGGGTCAAGATAACTTGATATAATATGATTAAGGTTCTGATCATTGAAAACAGCGGTTATAGCATCTTCTTTCTTACCCGTAGCCTTTGTAAATGTAGCCACATTTGTCTGTATATCTGTATTTGTTTCTACTTTATTAGGTGTAGGTATCCACAAATGTGTAGTTTGTTTGGGCTATTACGCTTTGCGTGTTTCTTTGATTTCAAATGAGTTTCATATGCTTGTTTACGAGAAAAAACAATCGAACATGTCTCACACCTATTCATTATATATATGTATTATACTTGTGTCTAAATTGTTTTAAGTTGTAAACATTTTAATAAGACAAAATCTAGACGTGATGCGTGCAAAAATATGGTAAGACACGTGTGGGCTTCGCCCACGCTTAAAGGTGGGCGTGATCTCTTTTCATTTCTCTTTCTATAGACTATTCGGTCTTTCACGGAGGCGATTTATCCATCGGTAGATGGATGTTTCTGTGAGCGAAGCGAACTCCTTGTCTCATTCTTTACTAAGTGCTTTTCATACACATAAATGAAAAACACTTAACCCGGTCCATTCATGATCACCATATCCACCTCCTTGTTGATCTCTTTCATTGTCTTTTTCTCGCTTTTCTCGAACTTGTCTTGGAATCGCTTGAAGCCGTCTTGAATAGTGGTGGAAAACTCGCTCTTATTGTTCTCGAAGGTCTCGTCTAACATCATGTAGGAACTGTCGATCATGCTCCCTATCGTGGCACGCTTGTTTGCCAACTTCCATTTCTTGTCTTTTGTAAATACATTGATGTATGGACTTCGACGATCGGTGATGATGACATTGTGATTCTCCGGATGATTGGGATTGAAGTAAATCTTCCAGATCAGGTCCGGTACACTGTTAAATACACGAGATACGGATTTCATTAGATCTGTTTGGGATAGATAGTCTATGTTCTCTTTCCCGTGTGTATTCAGGTTAATCGTTATGTTGTTGTTTGTAGTATTGTTGTTTGTGGTGTTGTTGTTGTTTGTGGTGTTGTTGTTGTTTGTAACCGATTTCTCGGCTTTCAATTGTTTGAGTTCTTCTTTGAGTTCTTGTACTGTCTCCACGTGAGTTTTTATTTCTTGTTCATGTATTTGTCGCTCTTCTACAAGAAGTGTTTTCAATGATTCTGCATCATCATCAACGCTTGTATCTGTACACGA